ACGTTGGTGGATGCTCCCCAGTGTGAGCGCTGTCTGAGCCTCCGTGACGGTCGCAACCGCCCGCCGCTTGACGCGGCTGACCGCGACGGCGGCGTTAGCCTCCGTGCAGGTGGCCAGAACCCTCGAGCGCACGCGCTCGAGGGTGACCGCGGCGTTAGCCTCCGTGACGGTCGCAACCGCCCGCCGCTTGACGCGGCTGACCGCGACGGCGGCGTTAGCCTCCGTGCAGGTGGCCAGAACCCTCGAGCGCACGCGCTCGAGGGTGACCGCGGCGTTAGCCTCCGTGACGGTCGCAACCGCCCGCCGCTTGACGCGGCTGACCGCGACGGCGGCGTTAGCCTCCGTGCAAGTCGCGAGGGGAATGACGTCAGGGGCGTTTGTCCCGCTCAGGACAACAACCTGGCGGGCCCGCCAGGCTTGCGGCGGGACCCGGAACGGGTGCCTGAACACCCCGGAGGACGTCATCGTGCTCTCAGAGTTCCTCGACCAGGAGCGTGCCGTCGAACGTGATCGAGTCCGCCGGCGCGGCGACGAGCCTGACGACGATGAGTGTCTGCGCCTGCGTGCAGACGGGGCGGCACTCCGGCGTCCACCAGAACTGCAGCCCGGCGCGCACGTTGAAACAGTCCGCGTGCAGCACGTCCGGGGTGCCGGTGGTCGCCAGCGTTGTGTTCACGACCTCGCCTGTAAACGACGCCGCCGCGTCACCTGGTGCCAAGGGCTTCACCGACGCCGTGCCACCCGCCGACCCGGACGTGGTGAAGCCGCGCAACACCGCCCACCGCAGCATCTCGTCCTGCGCGTCACCCGCCTCGGTTGACTGGCCGATGCACACGCCATGCAGCCTCACCGGCTTGTCGTCGGCAGGCTGCACCTCGAAGAAATCCACGGCGGCGGTTACCGCCACGTTCTGGAACGTCAGGGCGTACAGCCGGCTCATGCTCACCTCGTCATCAAATGCTGGAACCGCCTGCCGGGCGGCGTTGGTGGTGCGCTCCCGGCCGGGAGCGCGTCGCGGTACGCAAAGCTGATGTCCGTGTGATACGCGGACGAAATGGTGTAGGCCGGATATGTTTGCACCCCAGACACCGCGCCAGCCGACCGGCGAGCGTCGGCGATCTTCGCGCCGGCACCAATGTTGGTTGACGTGTTACACCCGGCCGTCCACCCCGATGGCGGGTATCCGGTTGTCGATGGCACCCCCACCATGATCCCCACTAAATGCGCCATGTAGTTCGGCCCCGCCGACAGGTTGAGATCCGGGCAGTCAACCGTCGTGTTAGACGCGGGCCCCGTGTAGTCGTATGCAAACGGGGTTCCTGACGTGACGCACCCGCGAATAATCCACGCAATGCAATAGAACGTTTCGGCGGCCGTCGCCACGGCGTCGATGTCGATCTCCGGTGACGCGGTGCCCGACCCGGTCGCGCGCCCCCAGAACACCCCGATTGACTGGTTTGTGTTGGAGAACTGGAACAGCTCGTTCCAGATGCCGCCGGGGCCGGTGAACGTGCGCGCCCCGCTGACCTGGCCGAGAACAACGATGATGTCGTCGGCTTGATGGGTTGGGAGCGAACCGGGGGTGCGCCACGACGCGCTCGTGGTGACCGACCCTGCGGTGTTGCCCACCCACGTCGGGGTTGCCATTTTCTAGCTTCCCCCAGTCCAGTACAGCGGCTACGTGGCCCGGTAAAAGTCGTTGATCACCGCCACCACGTCCGACCCGTCCGGGGTGATGGCGAACGTGTGGCACGTGAGCGGGATGATGTTCGCGTCGGTTCCGCCCGTCGTGTCGTTGTCGTAACACACGATTAGGTCCGTGACCGTCCCGGATGTGACGGACGTCCACGTGAGGTCCGGGAGGTCCACGGGCATACGGTCGTTGGTGTCGTCCGGTGCCAGGGCGGCCAGGTCTGTGTCGGTGAGGGTTTTGCGGTTCCACCCGCCGGTGGTGCGTTCCGTCACCGACGCGAGCACCTGCTGGAGGGTGTCGAGGTCACGGAGCGTCGCGTCGGTCGCGCCGCCGCGGTCCACGGGCACAACGATGATCGCCGAGTTCGCCGGGTCGTTGGTGTCAACGCGGTCATACAACTCGGCCACGCGCCCCTTTGCGATGTTGAAAACAAAGTTGCCCATTTCAGCTCCTGTCCTGCCGGCCCGGCATCAGTCGCTGCGCGGTGCGGGCGTTTCCCCTCGGGGTGGCCTTCACACCATGCTGTGCGAGGGCCGCGTCGATCTGCTCCTGGCGGGCTGCCGCCCGTTCGACCTCGATGTCGAGGTCGACGCGGAGTTTCCTGATGGCGGCGTCGTCGCGGTTCGTGTTGCTGATGGCGGCGAGCTTTTTTCTGGCGGCGGCCTCGCGCAACTCGTAACCGTAGCGTTCGCGGCGCAGCGCGTCGGTGATCGCGTCGGTCTGCTCGACGGTGACCGGGTCCGGGTTGACCTGTTCGTCCTGGTGGTCCGTCATCGTGTCGTGCCCTCCTGTCGGGACGGTGCGGTTTGTGGGGCCGGGCTGACCGCAGCCCACCCGGCCCCTTCACCGCTATCAGAACGTCGGGGGGACCAGACCGGTGCCGCTGATGGCCGCACCCGCGAGCGGGTAACGGCCGGCGGTGAACGCCGAGTAGCCGTAGACGACCAGCTTCGTGGTGAGGTTCCCCGTGTTGGTCTCCTCGAACCGGAGCCGCCGGGGCATCCCGTCGCCCTCCTCCCACAGCATGTGGTCGGGGGCGCGGTACACGAGGATGACGTCCTCGTTGGTGCCCGCCCCGAGGTTCGTCGGGATGTTCGCGTCCGTGACGACAACCAGTCCCTGCATCATGCCGACGGGACCGTAGGACGGCGTGTCGTACGTGGCCATCGCGTTCATCGGGGCGCCAGCCGTCGCGGAGATGAGGGGCCGCCCGGTGGTGTCGCTGGCGGCGGTGAACCACCCCCACCGGCGCGGGTGCATCAGGATGTGCGTCGCGCCGAGGAACCTTCCGGCCGCGATCTGCTGGACGGCGTCCGCGATTTTCGGCCACGCCTCCGCGGCGGTCGGTGTCGAGTCGGTGTACGTGACGGTCGCGATGCCGCTGGTGGACCGGAACCCGAGGTGCGTCCCGGACGTGCCGTTCGCGTTGAGAGCTGCGTTGTCCAGGGCCGTGTGGTAGGCGAGCACCAGGTCCTGGTAGATGACCGTGTCGACCATCTCGGACCGCTCGAGCGCCTGGCGGGACACGTCCTGCTGGCCGGCGTACGTTCTGACGTTGACGGTGAGCAGCGTGTCGTCCGCGTCGGTCTCCTGCACAGCGGTGTTCTCGGACGCCTGGGCGGCGACACCGGTGCCGGTCGTGAGCCTGCTGATGTTCACAGTCATCCCCGCGCCGGGCAGCGGGATGCGCCTGATCGTGTCGAGGTACGGGCGGCCGGCGCGCGCGAACGGGGCGAACTCGTCCACCAGATACTGTGGGACGGTGAGGCCGGTGAACGCGCCGGTCCCGACGTCGCGCTTGCTGGTGGCGCCCGGGTCGTGGAGGACGATGCCGCGCTCACGGTAGACGACGTCCATCTCCTGGGCGTGACGGTTGAGGCGCTGCTGGGCGCCGATGTCACCCATGAACCGGGCGGCGAACGCGTCCCGGAAGAAACCCTGACGGTCCTGCCGGTAGGTGAGTTCGCGGTCCGCGGTGACCCGGATGTCGACGGGGCGGCTGTCGGTGTGGGCGGTGGCCGGTTCGGTGCGCTCCGCGACCTCGACGGGGTGGGCGGCGCGGGCCGCCTCGATCGCCTCGGCGCGGTTGAGCGCCTCGCGGGCGCGTTCCACGTCCGCCTGGGCGTCGGTGAACGCCGCCTCGAGGGCGTCGATGTCCGCGTCGTCGCCGGCGGCCTCGATCGCGCCGGCGGCGGCGTGCATCCGCGTGACGGCCGCGTGGTACGCGGCGCGGCGGGTGTCGATCAGTGACATGAGTCGTTTAGCTCCTTGTGCTGGTGAACGGCGACCGCCGCCCTGGCCCGCAGCTTCGCGAGCCGCAAGGCGCGGCCGTTTTCGACAGCACCCGCCGTGGGTGGCGCGACGCTGGTGGTGCCAGGGCGACCCGGCACCAGTATGGTGCCGCGACCGCGCCCGACGTCGGGGCCCTCGGGGTCGAAACCCGAGCGACCGGATGCGGCCAGCAGGCCGCGGATGTCGATGCCGGCGGACGTCGTGGGGTACGCGCCGTGGGCGCACACCGTCACGTCCCACAGTGACCTGACCGACAGGATCGTGTCGGTTTCGACGACGCGCCCCTGGTCGTCCTCCTCGGTGGCGGTCTGGAACTCGCCGGGGGTGAACGCGAACGACATCTGCCGGAGGTTGCCGCGTTTGATTTTCGGGACGACACGCTGGGTGTCCGGATCCGCCGGGTCGAGGCGGGCGAACACGGCGAGCCCAGTGCCGTCCTCCGTGAGCTCCAGTCCCCCGACCTGGGACGGCGGGGTCCCGGTCGCGGCGAGCACTGCGCGGTTGTCGTGTTCGTGGTTGAGCACGACCTCGTGGTCGAGGGAACCAGCCCGCAACTCGTCGAGCACGTCCCGGAAAGCGCCGGGGGCGATCCGCTCCCGCCACACCCACGACCGGCCCTCATACAGGGTGGTGGTCTGGTTGGTGACGGCGGCGTGGCCGTGGAACGTCCAGGACCCGTCGCCGGTTGAGGACGGGTCGGTGCGCAGCTCCACGTCGATGAGCGGTGCTCGGGCACGGTGGACGACGGGGCTGTCGGGTGGGCGCGTTGCGGGCATTTGTGTCATGCCTCCTGGTCGTCCTGGCCGGTTGCGGCGGCGTCCGTCACAGCGGGGACGGCGGGGGTGTTCGGGTTCGGTGCGCCGCCGACCGGGGTGATCTGCGGGATCATCCCGACACCATTGGGGAGTGGTGGCTGGCCACGGCGGGCGCGCGCCTCGTCCGGCAAGTCGATCCCCGCCTGAACGAGTTTCACGTCCGCTTCCGCCTCCGCGACAACGTCACCGGTGACCATGCGCGTCCTGTCAAACATTGGGTAGTCCCGCGACCCGTCACCGAACAGGAACGGGTCCGCCTCGAGCGCCGCCTCCAGGCGCAGCAACCGTGGTGTGAGATGGTAGCGTGCCCATCGTGTCTGCTCATGCTCGGGGCTGATCGGACGGCCGGTGTCCGACCCGCCGTCGATCAGTGACGCCGGCACCCGGAAGATCCGGGCGACGTCCTGGACGGTGAGGCGCGCGGACTCAACGTATTCGGCGTCCTGCTGCGACAGGGTGACCGGGATGAACTGGGCGCCGCCGGACAGAACACGGGTCCCGTGAGCGTTCCCGACTCCGGCGTTGCTCTCCTCCCAAAGACGTTTCGCCTCCCGCACCTGCCTGATCGGCAGCTCGGCGGGGAACACAATGACATGGCCGCCGCCGGTCCCGCGCGTGTAGAACGCCTCCTGGTACGCCTGGGCGGCGATCGCGGCGCCGATAGTGGACCGGTGGCGTTCGATCGGTGACGGTGCGACCACCCTGCCCCCGCCGTGCGGACCGCGGATGTGGAGGATCGTGTCGGAAGTGACCTCAGCCGACCCCCCGTGCGCCGTGGCGGACCCGGTCGGGTCGAGCCAACCGCCGCCGACCTCCACGCGGTACACAATGGTTTTCCCGCGCGGTCTGACGGTGACGACGTCCACGGACACCTGGTCGGGGTGCAGCGCCCACAGTGCGACGACCCGGCCGGTGTCGTCACGCGTCCTCCAGACGTACGCGTTGCCGCGGGCGGTGAGGCTCGCCTCGACCGTCTCCCAGAACTCGAACCGTGACTGCTGTGTGTTCGGCATCGCCCGGTTGAACAACCGGGCCTGCCATGTGGTGGTGACCGGCCGCCGTTCGAACCCCTGCCCGCGCCACACAAGAAGTCTCATTGACGCGACCGCCTGGGCCGCGAGGGTGATCGCGGCATCGCACGCGGGCACGCCGACGGCGCTCTCAGGGGTGACGTTCACGGCGGAGGCGTACGCACCGGAGCGCTCCGGGATCACTGCGGCAACAGATCTCCGGGCAACGTTCCCGCGTGTCGTCGCGAGGATCACGCGGCCGCCCCAACGCTGGTCACTGCATCACCTGCACGAACAGGACACGGTCGCGGGGCACCTCGAGCACACCGGTGAGCATCGTCGACCCATGCTCCTCAACCACCTTCCCCAGCATCAAAACGATGTTGCCGCCCCACACCCCGAGGCGGACACCGTCGATGGTGTCCGGAGTGCCGGGGTGAGCGTCACCCGTCGCGATGTGCACCCGCACCAGCCGCTTCCGCCGGAACCGCCACGCGAGCCTCGACATCCACCACGGCACCTAAACCCACACCTCCGAGATGAGGCCGGCGCCGGCGACGCGCGGCGCGAAATGCACCGCCATCACTGACGCGACCAGCGCGTCGAACCGCGACGACGCCCGCAGCTTCCTCACGTCCCACCCGCGCTCCGTGAGGGTCGCCGCCGCACCCATCACGTGGGCGGCGAGCACAGGGTCACCGTCGTGCACAACCCGGCGTTCCCCCACAGCCTGGTAGAAGCCCTGGTAGGCGCGGCGCATCTCCGCTGACTGCTGGTTCATGTGCACGGTGTCCACGCCCCTGTCACTGATGATCTCCGCGGACCGCTCAAAGAACTGCGGGTCATACACAACAAACTCAACACGGTATTGGTCCGCGAACCACATGATTTTGTCCTCAACCCGGCGGAGCGACACGCGCCCGCCGGCCGCGTGCTCGTGCGCGGGTGAACGGCGGTCAGGGGCAAGCACCCACGCGGACACGCGGACACGCCCGTCATCCAACGGCCACGCCAACGCGACAGCCGTCGAATCCGACGCGAGACCAATGTCCACCCCGGCGACGCACGGGGCGCGCGGGTCGGGGGGAGGGAGCGACCGGTCCTCGCACGCCCGCCACGCGTCCGCCGGGATCCACTGGCCGTGCGAATCAGCCCACACGCACCCGTGCAGCTGCAGGACCGTCGCCGGGTCGATCCCCGGCTGGTTCGCCTGCTCACGCAGATACCGCTTCGTGATCCACGACGCGGGGTTCGCCTCCTTCAACGCGTCCACGTCACGGTGGTCACTCGTCCGAGCCGAATAGTTGTAGACGATGGTGCGGGCATCATGGTTGCGGCTGACAGTGAGGGCGCCGTGGACCTCAACGTCGCCCGCCTCCTGGTTGCGGTCGATCAACTGCCCGAGGATCCCGGTCGCCCGGTCCGACGCCTCACCCGCCGTCGTGATCGCCACTGTCTGCCGGTCCAGGCGCGCGCCGGCGCCCGTCGTCAACGCACCCCACGCGCGCCGCGCCGACGGGGTCGTGAACGCGTGCAACTCGTCCACCATCGTCCGGGACGGGTTCCACCCGTGCACAGTGTTCGGGTCCAACGCCAACCTGTGGATCGACCCGCCACCATCAACACGGTTGATCTCACCAACGTAATCACGGATGTGCACCTGGGGATCCAGCTCCGGTGACATCACCATGAACGTCTTGACGTAATCAAAAATCCGGCCCGCCTGCTTGTCGGATGCCGCAGCGAGAAGCACCTGCGGCTCACCGTCACTCGTCAACAAATGATACGCGGAGTACGCCGCCATCAAAGTGCTCTTGCCGTTCTTGCGGGGCACCACCAAAACGCACATCGACCAGTACGGCGTCCCATCCGAATCGACGGCGAGCACCTCACCCATGAAATCCAGCTGCCACGGCTCCAACACCAACGGCAACCCCGCGAACTGGTCGACGGTCTGCACGCAATGCCGCTCAACCCACCACGCGAAATGGTCGACGCACGACCCCGCCGCGTAACCCTCCCACGGACGCGCAACCAACATCGTCACGCACCACCACCGCCATCAACACGCGTCACCCGCGGCGGCTCACCATCAACACGGCCACCACCCGCGCCAGGCGCCTGCGCAACACCATGAGGCCGCGCCTTCCTGTCCGGGGCGGACACCGCGCCGCGCGGCCTGCCACCCAGGTTCCGGCGCGGCGACCCGAACATCTGCGGGTTCAACCGCTCCAAACACCACGCCGCCGCCCGCCAATCCGACCGGGCGGCGTCCATCACCGCACCCACAGCCTCCAACTCCGCAGCCGCCCGCGCCTCACGCACCAACCGCACAAGCTCGAGGAACGGGCGCTCCGACCGGTCGCACGAACCGCGCTCCCCCAAAACAGCCTCAGCGTCCTCACCCCTCGCCAACCACCCCGAAAACACGCGGGCCGGCACACCCACCGACTCGGCGCACGTCACAGGCGACGCCCCAGTCCGCACCGCACCGACAATCGCGTCACGAACAGCCGGCGTCAAAACCGGCTCACCGAAACGACGACTCACCGCCACCAAAAACCCCTGCAAAACGCGACTCTCTGGGTTTCCGTCAGGGCTGAGGCCGGCCCTCTTCGTCCTCGTGGCACTGGGTTTGCATCCCCCCCTTTGCTGATGAGTGGTGTCATTGGCGGTTGTGTTTGGCGCGGTTGCAGGTTCCGCAGAGGACCTGGTGGTTGGCGGGGTTGTGGGGGTGGCCGCCTGCGTCGAGTGGGGTGATGTGGTCGAGTTGCAGGTCGGTTGTCGCCCCGCACCTCGAGCACCAGGGTTGTTTGGCGATGGCGCGGGCGCGGGCCTGCTGGTGGCGTCTGCTGGTGCGCGGGTCGCGGCGCGGTGCGTGGAGTGGGGTGAGGGTGCCGCCTGGTCCGACGCGCCACTGGGCCACGGTCACATCCTGGTTGGTGTGGCGGTCCCGTCGATGAGTGCGCGTGCGGCGCGTTGGGCGCTGGCGTGGTCGCCGGTGGTTCGCCACACCTGTTCGGCTTCGGTGACGGCGTCGCGCCAGGTGGTGGTGATGGCGTCCCGGTCGGTCCAGAGGCCGTGGTTGGGTCCGCCGTGTTCCCGGACGCCGGCGTCCTCGGGGGTGAGGTTGTGGCGGCGGATGATGCCGGCGTACGGCTGGAGTTCGGTTGGGATGGGCTGGTTGTTTTCGAGGTGTTGCCAGGCGCTCCAGAGGAGCGGGTGCCAGGGGCCGGCGGCCCGTCCGTCCTGTTCGCGGCGCGCGGCGGCGTCGGCTTGGCGTCGGCGTTCGTCGGCTTCGGTGCGGGCGATTTCGTCGACGATGAGCCGGAGGGTTGGGCCGGCGGGGGGGAAGTTGCTGCGCCACCCGCCGCGGATGAGCCGGTCGATGGCGGCGTTGACGTGCCGGTCCTCGGCGCCCGCCATGGCGTCGAGGTAACCGCTGGTGCGGTCGTGGTCCCAGGCGGGGATGGGCCAGGCGGCCATGAGCCTGCGGATCCAGTGAGTGGTGTCAGCCGCGTTCAGGGTCGGGGTCACGGGTGGGATCGTAGACGATTCTGCCGTTGACGGTGTGACGGGCGACGAGCTGTTCGGCGCGAGCGATCTGTTCGGCGAGGGTTGGGCGGCCGCGTCCTGGTGTGCGTTCCCATGGTGGCGGGTCCGCGTCGTTTTGGGAAGGGGGGGTTTGGGGGGGTTCTCTTCTCTTCTCTTCTCTTCTCTTCTCTTCTCTGCGCGGAATGTCCGCGGACGGTTCGCTTGGAATGTCCGCGGACGGTTCGCTTGGAATGTCCGCGGACGGTTCGCTTGGAATGTCCTCGGACTGTCCGTGGAATGTCCGTGGAATGTCCGCGGACATTCCACGGACGCTGCGCTCGTTTTGTTTGCGTTCACGGTCTCGTCTGCGGCGTTCCTCAATGGCGACCGCAGCCTCCTGGTGGTCATCCCAATCGTGGATGACCCATCCGTCGCCGTCCGGGTGCCACAGGCCTGCGCGGACCAGCTGCCCCGCTGTTCCCGCTGACCCGCCGATCACGCGGAGCGCCGCCCGGTTGATCCTGCCACCAGTGCCGTGCTGCGCGGCGTAACCCCAGCTGGACGTCAACACCCGGTACGCCCTGTCCGACAGGCCGATGATCTTCGGGTGTGACCAGAACCCCGCAGTTATCTTGAACCATTCCATGCCCATCACGGGCCTCCTCGCGTGTCGTCAAACCCCATGTCGCGGTTCACCAGCTCGTGGTGCATCTGCGTGTTCAAGTCCATGAGCGCGTCCCGCTCCTCCCTCAGGTGGCGGACGTGGGCGGCGACCACCAGCACCGCGCGCGCGAGCTGCGCGTCGGAGCGCCGGCGGATCAGGCGGAGCGCGTCGTCCGCGTCCAGGTCGGTGGGGACGGCAACCGGGTCCCCGTCAAGGGTTGTCACGCGCCACCACCGAACCGTGGGTCACCCGCATGGCAGTGGCGGCACGCGACGGGGACCAGGCCCTCACCGTTGCGCGCCGGCACGTGCGGCGCCCGCCCGCCACCGCAGTTCGTGCACGTCACCCACACCACGCGGGTGCCGGCGGCGCGCATCCCCGTGTGCGTCCGGGACGGGTCCCACCCCTTGGGGTGCGGGTGGTCGGCGGTCATCATTCGTTTCACCTCCCGGCGAGGACGCGTTCGATCACGTCCCAGTCGTCCGGTGTCCACACGTGGCATTCGGCGCCGGCGGACCGCAGGCACTCAACCCATTGTGTCTGGGCGGGGGACAGGCGCCCGCGGCGCGCCTTCAGTTCGGCGAACACGACACCCACCCGGGGTTTCGCGAGGACCAGGTCCGGGAACCCGGCGCCGTCCGCCGCGACGGGCGTGATGGTCTTGCCGTTGGTGAGGGTGGCGGGCCGGAAGTGCGCGACCCGCCAGCGGCGCAGGCGGGCGAGCTGCACGACCGCGGCTTGGAACTCCGCCTCCGGCCCGTGACGCATCAGTGCCCCCGCCTCACCGCGGCCGCGTACCGTTGCATTGCGGCGTAGATGGTGATGTCGTCCATCTCCTGCTGGATTTCATGGGCGAACCGCTCCGGCGGCCATGTGGTCCAGTCGTCGCCGTGCTCCGCCTGGCCCTCTTCGTACCGTGCCCGCAGGCGCCCCTCAACCGCGGGTGGGTGCTCCCCGTCCAGGAACCGGCGCAACTCACCCCATGATGGGGCGCCCATCAGAACGGAATGTCCGCATCCGGGTTCCCCGGTGCGGCGCCGGCGGCGGCGGGCAGCCACGCCTTCACGCGCGCCCTGACCCGCCCGTCCGCGCCCTCCTCCTGCCGGACGACGACGCGGGCGCGGCGTGACACCAGCCTCTCCGGGTCGAGGATGAACGGTCCCGCGGGCACCGCGATCCCCAGGCACCGCAACCGGTGCAGGACGTACCCGAGGGCGGCGGGGGTGATCCACAAATCGTCGAACAGCAGGCGCCCGTCGAACTGGCCACCGACGATCCGAAGCTGCAGCGCGACGCCGTGCGTGCCCCGCTGGCTGGTGCGTTCCTGC